TATAATACCAGAAAAATTAAAAGATTAATAGTTTTTTACTGATTTGCGATGTAAAAATGTGTAATCGGCATTGTGGGGATAATCTCGAAAAATGAACATTAAGGTGGGTATGTTTGATAAGTGTGTCATTTTTGACGAAAGATGCGTTGGTAAAAAAGTTATTTACACGATTTATGTTTCCCTACAGATTTTTTATGGTGTTGGTTAGATGCCGTGTTTGACCTTTGAACCAAAGAAAGAGCAGAAGAAGAGGGCATATCCTATTGCGATAGTCAAGGGAGATGACAAGAAGTTCCATAATAAGTTCTTGTATCTTGACCCCGACGAGCATAGTGAAGGGATTACGCAAGTGGAAATCCCTATGGATTGTCGGTTCTCGGTATTACCAAGCACGGACAAAGATAAACGGAATATATTTTATGTAGCGGGAGCGTCGGGTAGTGGTAAGAGTTGGTTTGCGAAAATGGTCGCCCAGAATTATCATAAAATGTATCCCGACAGACCAATCTATCTCGTATCCAAGTTGGAAGCAGACGAAACGATAGACAGCACGGACGCACCGATAATTCGGTTGGATTACAAGGAGTTTGTTGATGACCCTCCCGATATTAATAATATGTCAAACTCTATGTTGATTGCGGACGATTATGATGTGATTACTGGGAAAGAGGGAGAGGCAGTTCGTGAGTTGATTGACAATGTATCTACGATGGGAAGGAAGCACGGAGAAAATCAAGGTTGTATTACGATGTTGTGTCTTACACACGCCTTGACTAATTTTTCCAAAACCAGAGTATTGTTAAATGAGAGCGACCACTATATCGTATATCCCCAAAATACTAACGCAAAAGGTCTTCGGTATTTGTTGGGGACTTATCTTGGAATGGATAATAATGACATAAAACGCCTCAAAAAACTCGGTAGATATGTCGTTATATCTAAAAATTATCCTCAATATATTCTATCGGGTAATCGTTGTGAGTTGCTCCATCAAGATGACGAAGATTGAGAAGAGTTGGAAGAGGTTGCTATGATTTGGGATTGTTTGATAAACCATACCAAACGCATTTCTCGGTTGATTTGAGTAAGAGTGTCTTCCAGATTACATAATGCGAGAGTGATTTGTAATCTCTCCCACGCACTTATTCGTGCTTTGGAGAACCTTGCTTTCAATTTGCGTATGTCTTTTTGGATTGCTTCATATTTCTCGTTGAGTTCCTTTTCTCGTTGTTCGTAGTTCATCTTTTCTACTATATGTGAAACAAGTTTAAATGAGAGATTTTTACTCACCCGTTCCAGAGTTGGTGGGTCTGTGGTCTTTGTTGAGGTCTTCGGGAGGAATGGGTTGGGAAGGTTCTGTGAGTATTCCGTTGTGTTCCTTGTTCCATTTGTCTTGTTCCATCATTCCAACGAGTTGTAAGAGGAGAGTATCCTTTTGATTACTCAACCACCCTTCCACGCATTCAATCATAAGTGGTTTGAGTTCCTTGAGGATTTCTTGCTTGAGGAGAGGGAGATTGATTTGGGATTGGGACATTTCTACTTATAGGAAAGAAAGAGTAAGTTTAGATTATTACGAAAATGTCCGTGGATTGGGGGTCGGGTTAGGCAAAGGTAGGGTTAATATTTTGTCGCAAACCTTTCTCTAAAAAGGGCAGACCATAACATCACAACATCAAGGGTGTCGTGGGAGGACAATGGTGTTATGATGTTGAGTTGTGGGTCTTTAGCGAAAAGGTTTGCGACAAAATATTAACCCTCCCTTCCATTAACCCTCCGTGAAAATCATTAAGGATATGGAATGTTTTTCATTTGAATACATAGAGAATGAGTGTGGCGAATTATTTTAATGATAAGAAGGAACTCATTGATGTTGCCCGACCTTTGACCTCCTCTTCGTTAAAAACACAACTTTTAGGGTCAAACAACGAGTTTGTCCCTTTGTTATTGGAAACGGATATGGATTTTCAAAATCTGTATTCTGTAAAAGGAATGGTAGAATTAGAGGTGGATACATTACTCGTAAATAATATATCTGGAGGTAGTGTAGATATGAGTGGAGTAGAGGAGAGATTGGATACGATTATAGAGGATTTATCGGCGAGTTTGCCTCCCATACAATCGTCATTGGACGCAATATCTGTGGATTTGTCCTCAACTCTTCCTTCGTTAGAAACAAATACGCTGAATACGGCAACGGCAACAACACTGGCGGTAGATATTTTAACGGATATATCCAATGGGATTGGAGCAATAGAGGCAACAGATGTGAGTGGTGTAGAGAGCAGATTGGATACGCTCATTGGAGATATTTCCTCTGGATTTGACAATGTGATTACGGGATTACAAGTCATTCAAGGAGACATATCGGGGGTAAGTCAGCAACTATCGGGAAAGGCATTCCAGATATTCTCCACCTCTGGTTCTCCCTCTCTCCCATACACGGCAAATCTCATTTCATCGGGTTGTGTGTTGCGTAAAATCATTTGTGATGTTGTTATACAAGAAAATGGTAATAATATTGGAACAGCAAGAACACGATTTTTTGATGTGAGTGGAAGTCCCGCTGGAACAGAACCCGTGATATTGACAGAAATCCATTCAACACATTATACCGCAACGGGAACAAATGCGTCCTATGGTATGACGCATCATAACATAGAGTTTCCCGATGGTGGATTGGTTCTTACAAATGGATTAGGTGTGATATGTGATTTGGGGGTGAATAATCCAACAATTCAGCAGTTTGCGATTACAATCTATTATGAATAGATAGATGGAGAAAGAGGTTGTAGAAGAATTGAAAGAGTATCCGTTGAGTGATGGAGATATTCAGCGTTTGCTTCCGGTAGATACGAATATCTTTACATATCCGCATTTGGAAAATGTTTCGCATATAGATGAGGTATTTGACCCACACGGGAGAGCAATTATGTTGTTTTTGACGGAGAATGATAAAACGGGACATTGGATTGCTCTCATTCGGCGAGGGAACACGATAGAGATATTTGACCCGTATGGGAATGCTCCAAGTCAGTGGAAAAAGAAGTTGGGAGGTTCTATGGAGGACAATCGTCGTTGGAGGCAAGACCGCCCGTTGTTGGAGAAGAAAATCAAGGAAGCGGGATATAATATGATATGGAATAAGGAGCAACACCAACCAGTTTCAAGGGACATTAACACTTGCGGGAGATGGGCGGGTATGAGATTATTATTTGCGGATTATACATTACCCGAGTTTAACAATATTATTGAGAAAATCCATAGGGAAACGGGAATAGATGGCGACACATTAGCAACTGCTCTCACTTCGGGAGTTTTGGGAAAGTAAGCATTTTTCTGTTTGTTGGTGTCTTTTTAGATTTGCTCTAACACCGATACACCCACAATATTCACAAGGTATTTTTTCTTTTAAATATGCCTTTTGTCTTTCGTATCGTGCTTTTCTGGTTGCGGATATTCTCTCCTTATTGTCTTGTCTATATTGCCTCTTTCTTTCCTTATGAATAAAACCATATTCTCGGTCATATTCTTTCTTGGTTCTACTTGGGGTAATAATATTCACACAATCATTTCCAAAATGGTCTTTCCAATGACGCTCTCTAACTTTTCTATTTTCAAAGGGGCATTCTTCAAGAACCTCTATGAAAACATCATTAATCCCCTCATCAAAAAGTTTATAACACGAAACGGAACGATTACCTCCTCTATAGGAACTTCTATGTTGTGTAAGACGAACACTTGCCTTGTGTTTAGAAGAACCTACATAAATCTTTGATGAATGCGGGGTTTTTAAACAATACACTATTGCGGACATCATCTTATTATGGAAAGCATTCAGTGTTTAGATGATTATCAAGAAAGAAAATACCATAATGGATAGATATGTCCTTCCTCGGCAGTCGTAATATAAACATAGAGAAGTTTGGTAGTAGCGAAGACCCCGATTTGGTCTATTACAACTGCGACATTATCAATGGGGCAGATGAGGACAGAGGGAATGGAACGCAACCTCTTGCCCGATTTAACGAGACCCGTGATACGGCGATTATTCACGATACGAGCAAATATTACTTTTCCATTGTGAGATTTACTTTGAATGGGAGTGATGTGTTATTGCCTCAGTTTGTGCCTCGCATTCAGTTAGGAACGGGACAGACTAACCCGAACTTGACGATTTACACGCTTTCATTGGAGATGACGGCAAACTACACGATTGCGGGTAATCCATTTACGGAGACATTCCGTAGCACGAAACCCGTGATTTGGCAACCCCAAGTAGATGGTGTATCTGCTCCCATTCCTCCATCTGGTGGATTTTTATCCCAAGACCTAAGCACTCCGTATTACTATGCGATGACTTATCAGCATTGGGTAGATTTGGTGAACCAGACCTATTTCCAAGCATATGTGGATATAAGGACGCAGTTTCAAGCGTGGTGGATTGCGAATGGTGGGGCAAGTCCCGCTCCCGCTCTCAACACTCTTGCTCCCAAGATGAAATATGACCCATCAAGTAAGCGTTTCCATTTGCTCTGTGATATAACGGGTTGGGGTGGTGCTACGAGGACAAGTGCTGGAACAACTACGGACGAAAACTGGAATATGTATTTCAACTCCAATATGTATGGATTATTTAAGGGTTTCCCTAATCAGCGTTTAGGAGGAGATATTCCTACGAGCAACTCCAAGGGATTACAAGATTATGCCTATGAGATAAAAACCGAGGACATTACGGAGGTAGGAGACACGATTGTGGAATATACGACAAGTGCGGGAGCGTCAATCAAATGGTTCAAGATAGAGCAAGATTATGTGAGTAGCGGGACACTCTGGTCTCCCATTGGAAGTCTGGTCTTTATTTCAACGCTCATTCCTATTCATAACGAGCAAACTGGAGCACCCGTTGCTTTTGGAGATGGGAATGTTGTGGCGAATATTGGTTCACAGAGTGCTTTCCAACCGATTATCACGGACATAGCATTATTCAACTCAAGTGCCGATGTATATAAAGAGTTCGTCCAATATGTGCCAAGTGCGGAATATCGTCTTTCTACGATGTCAAACTCTAAGCAAGAAGTTCGGTCAATAGACATTCAAGTATATTGGAAAAACAGATTGGACGGACAACTCTATCCCATATATTTGTATAATCAATCCTCCATTTCGGTGAAGGTGATGTTTAGGAGGCGTGATTATGAGCGATAAATCAACATATCTGGTCTCGTTTTTTTCTGCCGTGTGTATTAGAAAGACACTATGGCGGAAGTATCTAAGATGTCCGTTTTTGACCCACGCATAGTTCAAGAGAAACCCGCTTTTGCCGTTGACAAGGGTGCTCTGTCCCTTACCAATGCTCCTTTCAAGGCGATTGCCTCTACCTCCAGTCAAATGACATTTAACATTCAAGTCCCGTCTCTCAATGTATTCATTGACCGAGAGATGGAATGGACTACGGGAGTTCGTGTAGGATTTGATGTTGCTATTCCCGCTGGAACGGCAGTCCCCGCCCCTCCCGTTTACCAACCCGTTGTGGTGTTTGGGAAAGATGTTGCTCTTGCTCCATTCCCTCTCCATTCTCTGGTTTCAACGATGACTGCGACCATCAATGATGCCGTGGCAACCATAAATACCCAAGATATTCTGTATGAGGTTCTGCGTCTTGTAGACCTTAAGGCAAACCGCCTTGAGCGGACAACTCCCACAATGCTGGATAAGTATCTGTCTTACAATGATGCCGTGGGTGCGATTAACAACCCGATTGCCTCTTACTTTGATGGCACAGATTATGACAATATCCCAAATGGTGCTTTCTGGGATATTGCTTTCACGGACGCAACGGGAACACCTTTATCGGCATCTGCGGTAAGTTATAATGATGGAACAAAGAGTGTGAATGTGAATAACAGAGTTCCCGTTCTTACAGAAGACCCAGCAACTCCAGGCGATAGTTATACATCGTATCGTATTTTTGTTCTCTTTACTGCTACTGAGAAACTGGTTCTGTCTCCTTTCATTTTCAGTGAGGAACACGGAGATGAGGTTGGTCTGTATGGTGTGAATAACATTCAGTTAGTATTCAACTTCCGTCCCGCAACTCGT